TCAGCCGCTGCTTTCCCATCCGCCATGGATAAACCTCCAAGTAGTGCCAGGGCGTCCGTCGCCCAGTCCGGGTAGTCAACCTCAGCTCCGACTGCGCGGAGCACACCTCGACTACCAACCTAACTATGAGCCGATACTGTTCGTTTGTCCAGCACTATTTTTTTTAAAGGGGGGTGGCAAATTGTCCCCACCCTTTGCGGGTGTTACGACAGCTTCGCCGACTCGGCGCGCTTTGTCTCGATGTCGTCCCACAGCTCTTGCAGCGCATTTAATTGTCCCGCGGCATGGGCGAGCAGGCCGGAGTCTTTTGCGGTGGCCATGTTGCTGACGAGTAATGCAGCGTCGGCAATGCGGTCCTGCAGATTCAGCATGACAGCGGCAAAGGCCGGCGGCGCCTGCTCGCGGCTGAAGGCGAGCGCGGCGGACGTGTCGAAGTTTTCGGGTTTTTTGTACATGTCCATCGGGACATGTTTACGGCGTATACAGATCATTGCGGTTTTTGTTATTTGATGTTCAGTGGGGAGAGTGAAATTGAACCCAAATCATGACCTCGATAGCGCGGCAGAGGTGCGGGCCGCAGTCCTTGCAGATGTGACCGAGGTGAATGTCGCGGCCGTGGACATCGCTGGCGGTGATGAACTTCCGGCAGATGCCACACTTCGGCTCGTCGCTCTTGTTCCAGGCGAAGCGGTCCTTGGTCGGCGGCGGTGGCGACAGCTTGGTCATCAGTAGGCGCCGCCTCCGCGGGATCGCAACGTGTCGCCCTCAATGTTGCAGGCGTTTGAAAGCACAACGAATTTCAGAACGTCAATCGGGTCTTTCGTTGCGCCCTTCTTGCCGTCTGCGCCGGTGTAGGTCTGCAAGGCGTAGATGAGGTTTTTGCAGTTTTCGCTGATGTACAACTTGGGCTGGTTCAGCGCATCAACCGGCTGCTCGGGGTTGTAGTGCAGCGCGGAATTGACCATGGCGATGCCCTCATCGATGGAATCCCCGGGCGCAGACATAAAGTTCATGCCGAGGTCGGCCATCTCCTCGATGAGGGTTGTCGGATGCTCGCGGGCGAGCGTCTGCGAGTTTCCGAAACGGCTGTCCATCGCCCGCTCAAAGATCTGCTCGCCGCCTTCGACGCGCAGGATCTCCTCCTTGTAGCGCTCAAGGCCGAAGCCGAAGTCTTGCTGTGCTGGACCCAGCTTGCCGTCGAGCTTGCTGCCGTCCGGTAGCGCCCATTCGCCGGCATAGCCGACACCGGGGATGTAATCCTGCTGGCTGGGCCATTCGCGGTAGATGACAATGCGGCCGGCGACATCGTGGACGGTCCAGAGCATGAACCAATTCCTGCCGGACGCCGGATCGACCCAGTGATACTTGGTGCCCTGCGGCACGTCAGCATGGCGGATGACATGGACGCGCTCGTTGAACAATGGGAAGCGACCGGCCATGGCTTTGGTCGGCACACCGTAGGCACGGCAGAGGATCTTTTCTTTTGTCTCGCGCTGCAGCTCGGACTTCATGCGATCCCAACCCGCCCAGGGATTTAGGCGGGTGTGGAAGTAGAGGATCGGACGGTTCTTGGTGCTGATCTGCTCCAGCGGCACCTTGTCATAGCCGGAGACCTTGCCGTTGCCGTCCTTTAGCGGCAGCAGCTCGGCATCGGCATCGACCACAGTGCGGGCGCCGTTGAGATACTCGGCAACTGTCGGCGACCAGCCTTGCACCGGAGTAAACGTCACGGCCAATTTTCCGTTGCGGTCAACCAAGCGGAACCGAAGCGTCTCGAGGACATCCAGAGGGACCAGCTCGTCGCACCAAGCGAAGTCCACGGTGCCGCCTTCAATCGTCGAAAGATCTTGAGAGTAATTTCTCCAGACTATCTGTGACCCTGTAGGGCTGACCGCTCGCTGTTCTGTAAAGCCCCCCTTAACGCTATAGGTTATATTTGTCACCTGCCCCTTTCGCGCGTTTTTCCACTCCGGTGGGATGTATTTCCAAAGTCGCGGCTGCTGAGTTTCGATGCTGACCGGCGCTGTTGTCGTGAAGCACCACACAATGGCCCCGGGCTTTTCGTACATCACTTTGATCGCTTCGCGCGCAGCCCATTCCGTTTTTCCGCTGCGGTTACCGCCGAGGATTAGGATCTCGCGGTGCTTCTCAAGCAGCTCGCTGGCTCGCTTCCAGACCGGCGGCACATAGCCATAGCGGAACGGATCGGCGTTCTCGCGCGCGATCAGCTCTTCTCTTGTTTTTAGATATTCCCAGCCGCGCTCCGGCCCTAGCTTGGCGAGCAGATCGGCGTCGATCTGCATGACCGGATGCGGGCTAGGCTTAAACCTTGCCTGATGTTCGTTCACTCTCCCTCGCAGCGACTCCGCGCTGCTCCTCCCTAATTGTTTGCTATCCGCGAATGGCGAATAGACGGCGCCGGCCGGGGCGCAAAACCCTCACTTTTGTTGTGTTGATTTACCGGCCGGCGCTGAAATTTCTAAAGTCGGATTCTCGCAAAAGTTGAACTGCCCAGTCTGCACATGCACAGCACCGCCGTCCGACTCGCGGACGAATGTCCAGATGTCATTGGCGAAGCCGCCCTGCGGATGCACATAGAGCAACCAGCAGATACCATTGCCGATCACCTCGGCGCGCATGGGGTATGGGCTGAAGGTGATCATCTAAATATGTGACGGCGCCCCAGTCGCTGCGGACGCTGGGGCTGGGCATACCGGAGAGTTCCGCGACAAGACCACACTCTTGCCGCCGCAGACCCGCTTGTGCCGTCAATTAAAGTCATTTTGCCTTCTTGCGCTCGGCAAACGCCCGAGCCAGCTTCGCCGCCTTGCTGCCGTTGCGCAGCTTGGCCGCTTCGTGGATGGCTGCACGCGCCTGCTTGATCAGCGCCTTCACTTCCGGCGGATCTGCGGGCTCGTAGCTTAAATCGTACATATCGCGTGCTCTTGTCATAAAGTCAGGGTTGAACGGTAATGTGCCAGAGCCCGATCTGGGCAATGGCGTAGCCAAGCCACACCAGTCCGTTCCAAAAGTTGTGCTGCACGAAGGCTTGATCGACGGCCACGGCGAAGTAGGCGAAGCCGACCAAGGCGATGAGGATGGCGGATGTCATTTGCGGTCCATCCTCTTGTAAAATTCTTCCTCGATGTGACCAGTGAGGTAGCAGCGGGTCTCCTCGTCGCTGCTTTCGATGTGCCGGAGCGCCGCGCAAACAACGTGGCAAACCTCATGGCCGAGACTGCTGCGGTCCTCGGGGTAGTTGCCGATCCAGACGCAGTGCCAATTGCGGTCGCTGAACGTCCAGGCCGCAGCGTCCTCGTCGGGCTGGTTTTCGGGGTCGTCTGCGTCCATCTCCATGACCGCAGCGCACCGCCGCAACGCTGTCTCCTGGGGAGTGTTGACATAGAACTCCACGGTGACTCCGTAGAGCTTGTCTTTGACAACGAAGCGGCGGGCGGTGCGTTTCATTAGGCGGTTTCCTGCATGGCGCGGTCGCGGAAGTCTTTCAGTAACCGATCCAACTCATCTAGGGTGCCGCTTTCGGTCGAAGTGATCTGGAGCGGCCAGTCGGACGTTTCACCGGCGTTTGAGCGGATGAAGTCATGCAGCTTTATGGCGGACTGAAGCGCTGTCATGCTAGGCGGCTTTCTTGTACGAGAGCTGCGTGTAGTAGAGTTCAAGGCGCTTCTTGAAGACCTTCCACTCCGGCTCGGCGCTGAAGAGCCATGCGACCTCAAAGTCGTCCGGGCTTTCTTTGCCGATGCGGACGATGCCGCGGCGCTGCACGATTTGATCTGGCCTGTTCTCGTTCCAGAGCTTCTCGTAGGCGGCCAACTGGAATTTGTGCGCTGGCCAGATGCCTTTGCTCGTCTTCCAGTCCAGCAAGACGATCTTGCCGTCGCGGTCGCGCGAGGGTGCGTCGATAGTTCCGCCGAAGAGATGCTCCTCGGACACCAACTGCACCTCGGGCTCCAGCACGGTGAGACCTTCGGCGTCCCACCACTTGCGGAAGTTGGCGAAGGCGATGTTGGCCTTCTCGATGTCGGTCGGCGAAAAGTCGGACAGGTCCGCCTCATGGCCGTGCAAGAAGCATTCGATGAGGAAATGGCAGATCGTGCCGATGTCGGCGGCTTGATCGCGCGCCTTGCGGTAGTCGATGCCGCGGTTGCCCAAGTCCCATGCCCAGTGAATGAGCGAGGAGCCGTCATCGCCAATCTTGGCGATGGTTGAGGCGCCGGGAACCTGGGTGCCGTCCTTCAGAATGTATTTCTGATGGCTGCGGTATTTCTCCAGCTTGACGATCTTGCGTCCGTCTTCGGTGAAGCGCTCGGGCGCGGCGGCTTTCGCCGCTTTGCCCTTGCGCGTTGATGGTTTGCGTGTGGTTTTGGCAGGCATGGCGAGTTACCAGCTAATCTCTTCGTCGTCCGTGCCGGTCTTGACGCTGGCCCGCGGAGCTTCGACGACATCGAAGCCGTAAGCGGAAGCGCTGCCGCCGTCACCCCAAGTGACGAGGTCAAGCACCTGCACAGCCTTGGGTTGCAAGGTGATGCCGGCGCCGAGGGACGCGGTATACCAGCAGTAGGGGACCACTGCGGCCTTGAGCTTGCTGCCGCCGCCGATGTTGTCGGTGATGACTTCGCCGGATGCGTTGAAGAGCTTCGGCGCACGGCTAAACTCTTCGCCTTCCTTGTTCTTGCCGACCGCTTTGACGCGGAGCTTCAAGATGGTCTGACCATCGTTGTCCTCCCACGGCGCAGTGTGGATCTTGAGCTTGTCTTTCTTCAGCTCGGTCTTCTTCGCGGCGACGAACTCGCTGAAAAGGGCTTCGATCTGTTTGATGAACGGCTCGGCGTCCTCAGAGGACATCTCGAGGTTGACTTTGAACTCGCCCACCTCGGAGAACTTCTTGTCCGGGCGGTTGAGGTGAGGATAGCGGGCAACGCCCGCCGGTGTGGTGATGGTTTTTGATGCCATGGTATTTATTCGGTTAGTTGTGGTTGTGTTTTTGGGTGGATAGGAAAGTCGGAGCTGCGCAGTAGCGTGCAAAATTCGTTGAACCGCATCGTGACGAGCATCTGGCAGTGGTCCTTGCGGTGAACAACCGCGGCCAAGGCTGTCCCTGCGTCTCGGTGCGCCTGGTCCATGGCGGCGTCTAGGTCAAAGCGCGCGCGACCGTGGCGCTTGCACTCAAAGTGAAAGGCCGGCAAGCAGGGCACGATCACGTCAGGCGCCGAGAGCCCCCAAGCTCCCTGCGTGACTTGCGCACCCCGCTTTGCCGGAAAACCTTCGGCGGTCAGAGCCTTAGCGACCTCGCGCTCAAACGCAGCGCCCTTCTGGCGGGAGTTGATCATTCGTTAATCGCCTCCATGAGCCGCTTATCGACCGGAAACATCTCAGTGACGTTGGTTTCCTCGCCCCAAGCAGCATCCGCCTCGTCGGTGAAGCGGTCGCTGACGCTGTCGAAGCGGGTGAACGGCGGATTCCACGTCAGCGGGATGGTTCCGGTGCGGCCGGCGCGGTGCTTGGCGATTATCCACTCGGTTTCGTGGCTTTCCTGCGGATTGCTGCCTTGCTCGTAGTAAGCGGAGCGGTAAAGCAGCGAAACGATGTCGGCATCGGCCTCGATCTGGCCGGAATCGCGCAGATCGGCCATCTTTGGGCGGTTGTCGCCGCGACTTTCGGCCTGCCGGTTGAGCTGGGCGGCGGCGAGCACCGGAACTTTCAACTCCATCGCCATGCTCTTGAGCCCGCGGGAGACAAAGCCGACCTCGTTCTCGCGGCTCTGGGCGTTTTTCGCGCTCAAGAGTTGCAGGTAATCGACGAGGATGACCTTCACGCCGTGTTTTTTGACGGCACGGCGCGCGCGTGAGCGGATGTCCATGATGGACAGACCGCCCTGGTCGTCGATGAAGAGCGGCTGACCGGCGAGACGCATGTGCTCATGCTGGAGTCGGCGCATTTCGGGCGCGTCGATGTCGCCGAGCTTGAGGCGGGTGCTGTCAAACGAGCAGCGGGCGCAGATGATGCGCTGAATCAGCTCCAAGCGGAGCATTTCGAGGCTGAAGAGCAGCACCGGAACGCCGCGATTGACGAGCTTGTCGGCGATGTTGACGAGGAGCGCGGACTTGCCCATCGCCGGACGGCCGGCAACGAGCACCATTTGGCCTTCGCGGAGTCCGCCGGTCCACAGGTCGAAGGTCTTGTAGCCGGTCAAAAGGCCGCGGGGCTTGCCGCGCTGGTCTACGCTGCGCTGCAACTCGGCGAGTGCCTCAGCCATCATGGCGGATGCGGGCTGAATTGTGTCGCTCTTGCCGGCCAAGTCGATGTCCAGCACGGCGGCTCCGGCGGTGGCGAGCGCATCGTCGGCGTCTTGCGTGATGTCCTGCGCGGCGGCCTTCATGCGGTCGGCCGCGGCGATGATTTTGCGGCGGGCAGCGTAGTCGCGGAGGATGGCGAGCTGGTAGTCGATGTTGCGGGTGAGCGCGGCGCCGACCATTTCGGTGACGGCTCCGGGCCCGCCGACCTTGACCAGCTCCTTGCGGGCTTCCAGTAGGCGGGTGACCTGGATGAGATCCGGTGTGCCGCCATCGCAAACAATCTCGGAGATGGTGGCGAAGACCATCCGGTGGTCGGGGCGCCAGAAATACTCGTCGGTCAGCTCGGGCGTTTCGGCGAGAAGCTCACCGTGGTTCATTAGCGCGCCGAGGACATAGGCTTCGGTCGCTGCATCGTGTGGGATAATGTTTGTCATACGAAGTTGTCGTCGTCACTTCCCAGCAGCACGATCAGGAAAGGGGCCGAGAGCAGGACGAGGCACAGCAGCAGGGTTAAGCTCATGGGCGCGCCTCCGCAGGCTGTCCCGGCGCTTGAGCCATCGCGCGCACGCCGCATCGACGAGCGGGATGGATTCGAGAGTGAATGGGTCGAGCCATATTTCGGGTGTGGTTTCGGGTTTGGGCTTATTGTTCATGGCCGTCGTCCGTTACTGCTGCCGGTGTGGACGGCTTGGTCATCTGTGGTCGAATGTCGTGGACTTTGGTAAAACGGCAAGATTTTTTTGAGGGAAAAATAAGGTCGAAATTCTTTCGGAATTTCTCGCCGTCTACGGCCCTTGGGGTGTCGCCCTTACCGGCCATTTTTGACCTCCTGCCAGAATTGCTCGCGGTAGTATGCCTCGGTCTCTTCCATTTGTTTCATGGCGCCCTCGTCCTCGACGATACGCGGGAGATCCCACGACATCGGCAGATGCTTGAGCCGGTGGCGGGCCTCGCGGCGGACTTCCAGCGGGACACGCTTCCACCGGCCCGGCGCGCACAGTTCCGACAGGAAATGGCGTGCTTGGGCGATGGCGCGGCCTTGCTCAAGGGGCGTGCTCACCAGGTATCCTCCGGCTTGAGCAACTCAATGCGCTCGTTGGCCACGTTGTTGTCGCCGGGGATGCATTTTTCCAAGCAGCGCTCCAAGGCGCCGATGCGGCGTTTAAGGGCGATATTCTCCGCATCAAGGCGTAGCATTTCGCTCTTGTACCAGTTGCTCTCGGCGAGGTGGCCGAAGCTGATGTTGCCGACTGTCATGTCGCTCATTTGCGCGCCCTCCGCTTGCCGCGGCCGAAGATGAACTCGGAGTTGCGGAAGTTGTGGTCGGTCATGGCGCCGCGGGACTGCAGGAAGCGGTTGCACGCTTGCTGGATCTCGAGGTGACTGATGCGCGGACAGCCGGGGACGGCCGGCTCAATGGCGTGGACTTTGCCGTTGCGGTAGGTCATTTGTCGGCCTCCTCGGATGCATCGGCGATCAAGTTGAGGACCGACCGGCACGCCATCATTACGGCGATGGCGTTGTCGATCTCCTCGTTAAGCACGTCGATGTTGATCGTGATGGTGTCGGTTTCCGGCTTAACGGCAGCCGCCTTCTTGGTGGTGTTTTTGCGGGTTTTCATTGGGATATAAGCGAACTATTTCACAGGGGGTGGGACATTGGCTGTCCCAGACCCAGAATTGATTAGCGATTGGGCAACATCGTCAATTAGCGACCAATTATCTACGTTGCGGGCTCTTGTGGCGCCTGGATATGGTGCATTTTTGCGAAGCTCTGGAAGCGTGTACGTAATCCCCTGGCGGGTTCCTATCTCTTCACGCGAATAAAAAATCCACTTGTCAATATCGACAAGATGCACGGCCAAAACGTCAAATGCGCTTTGCGAGTACAAGACGCGCCGTCCAGTTTTTCCAAGACCGCGGCTAGTGTTAAACAGATAGCTATGGTCTAATTTTTTTCTGGCTCTTTTAATCTGAATGGTGACTGGACGAGTATTCTGTCGCTTAACGATGCAATCGAAGTCACGAGACCGGCCGCGTGGAGACGCAACAAGCCAACCGCGAGCACAAGCCTCAATTTCAAACTTCATTTCGCTAATATTTCCTAGCTCGCACGTATTGAGGTCGATAACGCCACCATCCGTCACCGGCGCGATGTCGCTGTCTGGAATGGCCAAGACTGCCTGGGTCATGCCTTGAGCCCTCCCACTCGCCTCAAGATCTCCCGCTCGTAGCTGTCGTCGGACGCCTTGGCCTTGAACGGCACAACCTTGGACGCCGGCGCCTTGCGCTCAAAGCGATCCGTATACGGCTTGATCCATGAGCTGGTGATGGCGTCACGCAGCGCCTTCATGGCGTCGGATTCGCTGATTTGTGCCAAGTCCTCGAGGATCAGCTCCGCGGCCAGCTTAGTCAGCGGCGAGCGACGACCCTTGATCGGCTGCTTGCGGTAGTCCATGAAGCGGACCCACCAGTTGCGGAACTCCGGGCCGTGCGGCAGGGAAAGGTCACTAATATCAACGTCCTGCTTTGGGGCCGTCCTTTTCTGGGGCGGACGCACAGGGGAAGAAGAGGGGAGCGAAGGCTGCGAAGCAGCCGGAGCGGGCGCGGTAGCGCTTGTCTTTAGTTTATTGTCTTCTTTGTGTTCTTTGTCTGTGTACAATTTGTCCAAGCTGGATGACAAATTGTCCAAGCTGACTGACAAATTGTCCGAGCTGGATGGTAGGTTTGACAAATTGTCCGAGCTGAACGGGATCTTGAAGCGGCGGCACAGCAGGCGACCGTGCTCCACGCGGCGCTCCTCGGTCATCTCCAGCCATCCATTGGCGATCAGCCGGTCAATGCAGCGGTAGATGTTGCGCCTGGTCATGCCGGTCTTGGACTCCAGCATCTCCGGCGCTGCCCACAGACTGCCGTCCTCCTCGGAGAAGCACGCCAAGCAGAGCAGGACGAGCTTGTCGCCGTTCTTGGCGGGGCAAACGTCCCAGATCCACTTAAAGATCGGCGTCTTGTCCACCTTCTGCTTCATCGAGCCCTCCGCAGGCGGTTGGCCTTGCAGATGTCTGCGGACTCAAAGATCAGCTCACCCTCGTTGGTCGCCATGCCGGTATAGCGGCACTTGAGGCGGTTGAACGGCGGGTTGACCGGGAGCCATGACTTGGCGTCCTTGACGTGGCAGCGCACCGGATCGCCGAAGTCCGGCACCATGACCATCAGCAGGTGAGGGTGCAGACCTTTCTGGTGGCGGCAGATCTCCGCGCCGACCTCATCGCCTTGGCTGTAGCCGGCAGCCTCGGCGGCTCGGAGGGCTAGGGCTTTGGGGGATGCGTCGATGGGTTTGGGTTCAACGGCGGGTGCTGGCGCCGGGGCTGGCTCTGGGGTGGCAACAGGCTCCGGCTCTGGTTGACTGATAGGTTGACTAACAGTGGGCTTATTAAAGGTTGTGGCGGCTTTCTTGATTAGTTGGTTGATCATAAGTGTTTTTGCTAAAAATTTTCTGAGCGGCTACCGGTGGGGGTGTTTAGAGAAAATGAGAATGCTCGACCCCCGCCCCCCCCCATCCGACAGAGGAATCTGAGATTTGCTT